TAGCAAAAAAGGCCCTGCATGAGCAGGGCTTAACTTGCTTGTTTCTTCTTTGAGTTGTACTCCAGGACGGCTTTTTCGATAGCTGCATTAATTTCTTCTGTGGTTACCTGTATCCCGAGTTTCCCCAGTTTCTCCGAGGTGTAAATAAACGCCTGATTCAATTTGTTGCGTCCAGATTCTGTGGTCATTGTCGCCTCAACATAAGCAAACGCCTCATTTGCGATCTTATGAATCAAATCACGCTGACTTGCTGATATCTTTGTATCGATCCACAGATTAACCCGAGTGCGCAGCAACGCTAAAAACGACAGTACAATCAATGCCAGAATACTGATCAACGCACTAACTACTTGAACAACATACGGTTGAATTTGATCCATGATGTTTTCCATTTCTTTCACACTCCTTTATAGATATCAACTTTATATGGTTCTGCCTTGTCCCAGAAAATTCTCGCGCCCATGACGGAAGCAAACTCCCGCGCTGTGACGTATCCTAGGCCGTTAATAAGCTTGGTTTCCATCGGTTGACCATTAATCGTTACCTTGCCTTTGGTGTAGCCTACGGACGCTCCCAGGAGCTCTCCAATCGGTCTGGACGGGATCCACGTTGTATTCTTGATGTTGTACCCGGTATAGGTTTGATCCTCGTGTGCTCGTACCGTGATTTCCATTGCAGGATAATCCACATCGTTCTGCATAGGCCGATCTTTAGCGCCGAAATACTCAAGAATTGCCTTGGCTAACGCTTCGACTACCTTATCTTGAAACGTTGGGTCAAACAGCTTAATTTCATCCGTTGGGTGGTTGATGAATCCCACTTCCAAGAGCGCTGCTGGCATTGTCGTTTCCCGGGTCACGGCGAGGTTCCCCACCTTAACACCACGGTCCTTTAACCCTGTGGCTTGTGCCATGTGTTTGTGTAGGACTTCTGCAAGCTTCTTGCTGTCGGGACGTGTGTAAAATGTTTCAGTCCCGCTGGCGCTACCTACTGTTCCGGTGCTATTTGCGTGGATCGAGATAAACGCATCAGCTTTCAACTTGTTAGCGATTTGCGCGCGCTCTGATAGTTCAATAAACGTGTCATTCTGCCGCGTCAATACTGCGGTGACTTCGCTCCCCTTCAAGCGGTCAGCTAATTTCTTCGCCATGGTCAGAGCAAAATCTTTCTCACGTGTTCCCGTTGTCCCGAGCGCTCCCGGGTCCTTCCCTCCGTGTCCCGCGTCGATTACGATTGTTTTCATCTTGTTCCTCCTTAATTGCCCTACCCGGTCGATAACCGGCTGTAATAAGTTCGATAACGTACTGTAATTCTTCTGATGCTGATTTTCGGATTTCGTCATAGGCCCATTTACACAAGGCTCCACCCCCAAGCTGATCATGATCCGGCGTTGATTTTCCATGATGATTAATTGGTTTGTTGCATAGGCTCGTACGTCATTTTCCTCCGAAAACATCCAGGGAAAATGCTTGCGTAACCGTTTCTTGATCTTTCGTTGCTTTAAAAGCAGAAAGATAATGGCCCCTGCCGAAGACAGGGACCACCCGTGTTTAAATAGCGTGCTCAGAACCTCTATCAGAAAGTCGTACATCCGCCACCACCTTCGGCACCAGTAGCTTGTCTCTCACTTCTGGGCCGTACATATCAAAGATAAATTGCAGGGTAATGTCGGTTACATCGGTGTAGAGATATTCAGATTCATCAAATTCGATCATTTCAAAGGCACACCCGCTTCCTCAAGCCGCTGATTGATGTCGATGAATATCTTGTTCATCTCCTGGCGTAGATCACGAAGCTGGCGCGTTTTTTCTGTCGCGCTAAGGGATTTATCCGCACCGACTTCTTTAATCTTCGTCCGATAATCAGAAATCCTCTTGTTGATCGATCCTTTAGCCGTAGATGTAACCAGTTTCCGCAGTTCATCACTGTACCAGGAAGGCAGTTCCGCACCGGCCTCTTGATTATCACGATAGGCACGGGTCAAATTCTCTTTAGCGGTATAGAAATCATCTTGCAACGTATTGGTTACTTGCGGATCCACGATAAAGTTTTTCAGCAGTGTATTACGTACATTCCCTGCTCCAACATCAGAAGTCAGCGGGAGGAGCAAACGCGCAGGGTCACCGCCGTAGGCTCTGATCAGATAATCTACCTTCATCGGAGACATTTTCAGATACTTACCGAGTTCTTTCGCAATAGAGCTGGTGCGCTCATCGTATTGATATTGCGGGCTTCGGTCAGACAACCCTTGAGAAACGATCTGGGCCCCGGTAAAGCTTTGGTTTGCAGTTGTTGCAACAAATGGAGCCGCCACAGTGGAGTTAATCGCTCCAGCAATACTCGTTTCTAATCCACCGCCTTGAGTAACACCTTGAAGCGCTCCTGTAACCGCTGGTGGTAACCATGCATTAGCCAACGCATCTGCCATACCTTTAAACGCTGTAGGGTCCTGATCTTTAAATGCGCGTAATGCCTCAATGGTCAATTCGCCAAAGGAGTTGTACGCCGGTTCCATCGGGATTTTTACAAATGTACCATCCGGATTCTTGCTCACAATCAAGAAGCGATAACGCTCCCGCGCCGGGAGTTGTTGATAGTCCGGATCGTCCGCAAACTGCGTGTATTCGTACAGTTTTGGGAGTACCGAGAGTCCAGCAATCGCAATCATGGTTTTAACCGGATTCTGCTTAAATGCTCTCAGAATCCGATACGTACCTTGTACTGCTGCATTGTTGTACGGTACAAATGACTCAATATCCCGTGTCAGCGAACCTTTACGTGAGAAGTTAACCGTAATTTCCCGGGCCTGCTCCATGGCTTTTCGCACGTTCTCTGGCGTTCTCTCGCCACCAAGTCGCTTCATTTCGATCTTGTAGGCAGCCATCCGTGGGGCGTTTTCTGCGATATCACCGATAGACTCAAGCAGTTTAAACGGTGATGCTACTGTTCTCCGTGCGGTTTGGGCTAGTCCCTTTGGCGAAAGAATCGGGTATCGCGTCATGTCGCTGATTTGCCGGTTAACTCTGCGATCTCCTTTCAGCGCTGCAGAAAACTCACCACCGGCGCGCCGGAACTCTTGTGCCATGTTGCGTAATCCTGGAATATTCAACCGGTCCGCAATACCGGAAAGTATTCCGTACACTGTATAAGCCATTTGCTGCGCTGGATTTTTTGACTGGATGGCAGATTGAACAAGGTCCATAGTAGCCCCTTTGATCGCAAAAACCGGAGCGAATAATCCGGTCGCACCTCGCTTGGTGGCATTACTCAAGGCCCCAAAGAAATCAATCAGAGCATTAGATGCTTGCGGCCCCATGCCGATTAATGCTTGAACAATTTCAGGATCGTTCACTTGGATGTAAACTGGCTGACCATTAACCATTGCTCTTACAACGTTGTCATTGCTCAGTTTTGTGGTTTTAAATACGGCTTTAAAGTCGTTGTCCAGCGCCTCAACAAAGTCGTCAATCCCATCGTTGAGAAGGATTTCACGCAGGTTCCGCTTGTCGTTTGGACCCTTTACAATCTCTGCGATTCCTTTCATCCCTTCCGGATCACGCTTAATAGCATCAACCAGAGATTGCATTGTACGGTTCCGGAGTGCAGCATTGGTCCAAGCGCCAATCGTTTCAATAGTAGTCTTGCGTGGATCAACGATTTTTCGAGTCGAACCGGTTGGGCTAACTTCCTTAATCGGCGCTTTCTGACCGCTAAAACTGGAAGACGTTGTTTTAGCCAACGCCTTTCTTCCCGGCTTCTCAGACCGTGAGAATTGGCGGCGCATCGGTGCGTAGAAAGGATTCTTTTCCCGCAAAGCTTGATATAAGTCCTCGGAAATTAATCCCTCATTAACACCAAGGTATTTCAGAACGTTGTCATTGAATTGATCCCATTCCTGCGCGATTTGCTTGAATCCAGGATAGCGCTGTTCCAGAGTTTCGATCCGAGACCGTACCTTCTCAGGCGTCATGTTCAAGCTCTCGTCATACACACGTTCACCACGTCCCATCCGCGTTTCCGCATGGCGTAGGATAAGGTAATCAACGAAGTTCTTATCTTGACCGCGTGGGACCTTTTTAAATATGCTCTGTAGGCTTTCCCCGACTACTTCACCTTCTGGTGTAACAAATGCATCTCGAGCGATTGTGTTAGCCAGGTTATTTGCTCTCGATGCGTCCATAGCGGTCTGGTATGTTTCGTTATTCACCTTTTTCAGCGGAGATAAGTAATCGACAAATTTTTGATAGGTTGCCCGAGCCTGTGCTGCTGCCGATTCTTTAACGCCTTGAATGTCATTTTTGATCGCTTTATTTACGATCTGATCCTGTGTCGATACCATACGACCGGTTCCGCGCCCAGAGACTGGTGAAATTCCGAGACCTTGCTCACCAAAAAGATTAGTGAACCAGCTTTGTTTTAAAGCGTCGGTTTCAGCAGTAACCGCATTCGCGGCACTTGGCGTGCGACCTGGTGTCGGAGTAACCGGGAGGTCTGTATTCCTCACACCTTGCATCAACGCTTTTCCGACACGGCGGTTGTTGATTGCCGATCGGATCGGTTGTGCCGCCAAAGGTAACGCGCTCAATCCTGCCCCTGCCAGAACGCCTAGACCAGCACTCTCAGCCAGTTCTCGGT